CCACAGGCAAATAATGAGGTTGACGAGGAATTACCATTCTAAAAAACAGATGGTGCAGACACCGTCTGCACCTTCTTTATATTTTTAATATGAAAATAAGAACTTTAATGTATGAATCACTCTCTAAAAAATATGAGAGTGAAATTGCGGAAGCTGAGGCAATTTTGATGGTGTATATGGAGAACCCTGTTGGTATTGGGGAACATCCACAACACTTAGAAGAGATGGATAAGTTTGTTGAGAAATTGGCAAACGCAAAAGATAAATTGGAAACTTTGAAAGAATTTTATAAGTACGGATATGGCAATTAAGAAAACCGATTTCAATTCAGTAAAGAAGAAATTCTCTACTTCGGCTAAATACAAACCACAGAGATTTTTTGATTTAAGTACTAATTTCTTGGATGCTGTGGGTTTACCTGGTCCCGCTATCGGACATATCAATATGTTCTTAGGTCACTCAGACACAGGTAAAACGACCGCACTTGTTAAGACCGCTGTTGATGCACAGAAAAAAGAAATACTTCCTGTGTTTATCATTACTGAACAAAAGTGGAGTTTCGAACACGCAAAGTTGATGGGATTTCAATGTGAAGAAGTTGTAGATGAAACAACAGGTGAAATTGATTGGGATGGTTTTTATATTTTCAATAATAATTTCAACTACATTGAACAAATCACGGACTACATCAATGAACTCTTGGATGCACAAGAAAAGGGTGAGTTAGACTACAGTCTTTTGTTTCTTTGGGATTCAGTAGGTTCCGTACCTTGTAAAATGACGTTCGATGGTAAGGGTGGTAAACAACACAACGCATCTGTCTTAGCAGATAAAATTGGTATGGGAATCAACCAACGAATTTCAGGTTCACGTAAAGCAGATTCAAAGTACGAAAACACTTTGGTAATTGTTAATCAACCGTGGGTTGAATTACCTGACAATCCATTCGGTCAACCAAAAATCAAAGCGAAAGGTGGTGAATCCATTTGGTTAAATTCATCTTTGGTATTTTTATTTGGAAACCAAAAAGGTGCTGGTACAACTAAGATTACTGCTACCAAAGACAAACGTACTGTTAAATTTGCAACAAGAACCAAAGTTTCTGTTATGAAAAACCACATTAATGGATTGGGTTACGAAGACGGAAAAATTATTGTAACCCCTCACGGATTTTTAGCAGGTAAAGAAGTGTCTGAGGAAAAGGCATCCATTGAGGCTTACAAGAAAGAGCATTCTGATTATTGGAAAGAAATAATTGGAACTGACGGAGATTTCACACTTACTGAAGAGAAAGAGGACAACTCATAATCTATTATTTGTGAAAACACTACTTGTAGATGGAGATAATTTATTCAAAATTGGATTCCACGGAGTTAGAGAATTCTATGTGGAAGGGAAACACATCGGGGGTTTATTTCATTTCCTTAACACCCTACGTAAACAATTGGAAGAAAATGAGTACGACAAAATTATTGTCTTTTGGGACGGAGTCGATAACGCAGTCGTGCGTCGTGAATTATATCCTGACTACAAGTTAAACCGTCGTAATGATATGAACGAGTCAAAACTCGAGTCATATTATTTTCAGAAAGGTAGAGTAAAACAGTATTTGGAAGAATGTTTCGTTCGTCAATTAGAAGTTGAAAAATGTGAGTCCGATGATTTAATTGCATACTATTGCAGTATTTCATTAAATGAACACAAAGTAATATTTTCCTCGGACAGAGATTATATGCAACTTTTAAACGATGACGTTTCCATTTTTTCACCAATACAAAAATTTCTTTATCAAAAAGGTGATAAAGTTAGATTGGAAAAAGAGTATATTCCACATCAAAATGTATTTGTATCAAAAGTTTTCTTGGGTGATAAGTCAGACAATATTTTTGGTATTAAATCATTAGGTGAAAAAACATTTTTAAAGTTTTTTCCTGAGGTACTTGAAATGCCGGTATCTGTAACTGATATTTTAACCAAGACAGAAAAACTATTAGAACAATTTCCAAACAACAAAGTCTTGAAAAATATCAAAAATTCTGTAAGTAAAAATGAAAACAAAAACTACAACCTATTGGAGATAAATCAAAAAATTGTTGACTTGAAAAATCCATTATTAACTGAAGATGCAAAAAAATTAGTAGGACTTTATTACACGGAAAGTTTAGACCCTGAGGGTAGAGCTTCCAAAAACTTCATACAAATGATGACCGAAGATGGGTTCTTTAAGTACTTACCCAAAAACGATGAATCCTTTGTTGATTTTATCAGACCATTTATGAAACTCACTAGAAAAGAAAAAAGAAAACACAAAAACCAACTAAATTAATTTTATGAAAGAAGAACAAGTAGTAAAAATGGAATTTTTGTTGACACTCAATGATAACATTGTTGTCCAAAGATTTTTTAACGTACGTAGTTACAACCCGAAGGCTCACCGTTCAAACGAACTACGAGAGTATTTTAAACAAATTCAAGATGTATTGGATTACGACCTCAAAATGAAAACTGTAACCTATATGATGGATAATCAAGATGCTATTATTGATGACCCAGAAGTTTTGAATACATCCAACACTGAGTCACCCGAAAACTTCAATTTATTTGTTAGAGTGGGTGAAGACACATTGTGTCATAGAATATTTGACGGTAAATTATATCCCCCAAAAATTCGTTACACAGTTGATGTACGTCCACACTTGAAAGAACTACTTCGTAGTTTGACAGAAGTTTTTTCAACTGAAAATTTAACATACGATTACTTGGGTTATGACCTAAGTAAGTAATATTTATCAATATCTACGGCTCTTTTTATGAATAAGAATTTTGAATATCTCGGTAACACTTTCCAAATACAATTACTTAACCAACTTATCGTAGACAAAGAATTCGCTCAATCAATCATTGATGTTATAGAGCCAAATTACTTCGACAACAAGTATTTTCAACTAATCACACAAATGGTAAAAGAGTACTACACGAAGTATCAATCTACCCCATCATTCGAAACTCTCGAACAAATTGCAAAAACAGAAATTTCAACCGAGATGGTTTTAAAAATTGTTTTGGATATGTTTAAAAAAGTACAGGATGCACCATTTGAAGGAACTGCTTTTGTACAAGAAAAAGCTATGAAGTTTTGTAAACAACAAGAACTTCAAAAGGTTATGGATAAAGCCCAAAAAATAATCAATCAAGGTGACTTCGAATCATATGACAAAGTTGAAGGATTGGTTAGAGAGGCTTTACAAGTGGGTGAAAGGGACACAGGTATCACAGATATTTTTTCAGGTCTTGACGACGTTTTAAACGACGATTTCAGACATCCAATTCCTATGGGTATCCCTGGCATCGATAGGTTACTAAAAGGTGGTTTAGCTAAAGGAGAAATTGGTGTAATTTTAGCACCAACGGGAGTTGGTAAAACAACAGTACTTACTAAGATTGCTAACACTGCGTTCAATATGGGATATAATGTTTTACAAATATTTTTTGAGGATAACCCCAAAATTATTCAAAGAAAACATTTTACCATTTGGACAGGAATTGAACCTGACAAATTGGCATTACAAAAAGAAGAAGTTATTGCAAAAGTTGATGAAATAAGAAATCAAATGCCAAACAAATTGGTTCTTAAAAAATTACCATCTGACACTATGACTATGAATCAAATCAAAAATCAGATAAGAAAAATGATTGCTGATGGAAATAAATTGGATATAATAGTTTTGGATTATATTGATTGTGTTATGCCAGAATCCAGTAAAACTGATGAGTGGAAAGCTGAAGGTTCTGTAATGAGGCACTTTGAGGCAATGTGTCACGAATTAGGGCTTGTTGGGTGGACCGCAACACAAGGTAATCGCTCCTCAATTTCCTCAGAAGTTGTTACAACCGACCAAATGGGAGGTTCGATTAAAAAAGCTCAAGTAGGTCACGTAATCATTTCAGTTGCGAAAACATTACAACAAAAAGAAATGAAACTTGCCACAATTGCAATAACAAAATCACGTATAGGTTCTGACGGGATTGTGTTTGAAAACTGTAAATTTGACAATGAATTACTCGAAATCGATACTGAAAGCTCAACAACCTTCTTAGGATTTGAAGAACAAAAAGAAGAACAACGTAAGGATAGAGTTAAAGAATTGTTGGAAAAACGTAGACAAAGGGAGCAACAACAAAATCCGCAGAATTAACAATATAAATATCTTTTACTTTTAGAAAAAAAACTCTTATTTTTGTGGTGAAAATTATGTCGCCACAGCAATAAACATATATTTATAATCAAAAATAAAAGATTTTTTCAAATAAATTAAAACAACAACAAATTATAAAAATGGACATTTCAACAGAAATTTTATCAGACATTACGGTCTATATGAAGTATGCTAAATACATACCTGAATTAAACCGTAGAGAAACTTGGCAAGAACTTGTTACAAGAAATATGGATATGCATATCAAAAAGTATCCACAACTTGAAAACGAAATCAGAGAGAACTATAAGTACGTTTACAAAAAACAAATTCTTCCTTCGATGAGAAGTATGCAGTTTGCGGGTAAACCTATTGAAATTTCTCCTAACAGAATTTACAACTGTGCATACGCACCCGTGGACGATTGGAGAGTATTCTCAGAAATTATGTTCCTGCTTTTAGGTGGAACAGGAGTAGGGTACTCTGTACAAAAACATCACACAGAACTTTTACCCGAAATTCATAAACCTAATAAAGAAAGAGGAAGAAGATATCTTATCGCTGACTCTATCGAAGGTTGGGCAGATGCTGTAAAACTATTGATGAAATCATATTTCTTTGGTGGTTCACACATTGAATTTGATTTTAGTGATATTCGTCCAAAAGGTGCAAGATTAGTAACTTCAGGTGGTAAGGCGCCAGGTCCCCAACCCCTGAAAGAATGTTTGATTAAAGTTGAAGGTATTCTTGACGGTAAAACAGATGGTGACAAACTTCGTCCAATTGAAGTACACGATATTGTTTGTCATATTGCAGATGCGGTATTGGCTGGTGGTATTAGAAGA